TTAACAAATTCTTTTATCTCCATTGCACTTTCAAAAGATGTGAAGTGTGCCAATAATTCTGGTTTGTTTGTTATTCTATTTGTAATCAAATAAAAAGTAACAAATGGATTATCCTGCTCAATAATATCATTGTCCATTACTTGCTCCATTCTATTGCGAACTTCTCACCCTTGTTATTTGTTAACGATAATTGTTGTTTATCTGTACCAAATGTTTTCGGAGATAACTTTGATGCTAGGAACTGCTTGTGCCTAACAAGTATATCTAATGCTTTAATGCTATTAAGGTTAATAGTTTTATCATTAGCTGCTTTCATCATATTGCGTATTTCTTCCTCAACAGAATCAATCTGAAAATGAATGCCATCACTCTTAGCTTGTTCATAAGATTGTCTAAGGTCTGGCTTTTCAGCCATCCACTTACGAAAAGTATTCCACGATAAATTCTCTTTGCTAATCGCTTTCCTAATACTTTCACCTTGTGCAAGAGCTTCTAGTATTCTTTTGATAGCATTGCGTGATTGGTTGTACTTTGGCGGTCTGCCATTAACTTTTGTAACTTTATTCATAATGTTTGGGAAAAAAACAAACTTCTCCGAGTCTATTAATAAAATAGATTAAAATTGTCAAAACTGTCAATAAAAAAAAATAATTTCTTAATCAAACTTTGGAGCTATGAGTCGGTATATTTTTTGTTTTTCATTTTGCTTGTAGTTAAATTTTATTTTAGCAATAATCATCATCAATAGTTCGCTGTATTTGTTTTTTACTTTTCGTCTATCAAGTGCAATTAATCGTCCAATTTTAGACCATGAGAGTCTTTTTCCACGAAGCCAGATGATTTTCCTATCATCTTCATTATTTATTAATTGTATGAGCTTTATTGCTAGTTCCCATCGTGAAATTCTACGAGGAGATAGTGATAATCTATTAACATCATCACCGTAGTTTAACCAATCAACTCTGTTCATATCCATCCAAAAAGTTAATTTTTGTTTACGGATAGCATTTGGTAATCGTTGATCCGTTAAGAACGCATCATAATACAACTGGTCTAAATCGTGTTCCGTTATCCGCATAATCTTTTTGCTTCTGAGAGTGCGTACTGTTTAGTATTTTTGTTATCTAGTCTTTCAAGCCATTGAGAGTATTGATCACGAGATAACTTCTGGCTCATCAACCTCGTATATTTATTCTCCATGTTTTGATGATAACTAAGACCATTATTAATTGTGGCTTTGTAGTAGGGATTAGAATGCTTTGCTATTTTCTTAATCCTTTTATTTATATCTATATTAATAATAGGTTTAGTAGGAGGTGAAGGTTTGTTCATAGTAAATGGTTTAGAAGTGAATGTTTGTTCATAGATTTCGAACTTATCTAATGTTAATTCGTAGAAGTTTTTACCTTTTATCGACAGCTTATTAACAAGTTTATACAGATGCAATTTGGCTGTGGAGTATTGAACTTGCCGTAAAGTTAACCCTGTTAGTTGCACCAAACGTCTGTTCGTTGGATATGCTTCTTTGGTTTTGTTGTTGTAATGCTGCAAGATTGCTGAAGCAACTCGTATGTCGGCAATACTAAATAATTTATTTTGTATTATTTTGTTGAGTAGTTTCCATTTTTCGACAAGCATTCATTCTCCGCAGCTACCAGACAATCAGATTGGTAACTTTTCCAAAAATTCTGATTCTCCTCGACTATTTTTCTAAAGTGATAGCCACGATTACGGACATACTGCATCGCCAGTTCTTTTGCCTTTTTTTCGTTATATTTTGATTGATGTACTTGACTCAAAACTCTCTCCTTCTTCGCTTGGATTAATTAAATTTCGGTACAATATGCAACCTTCAGGAATATAAATCTCTGATCCTCTTTCATCGCATTCAACATCGGTATCTTTACTGCAAAACAATACCCACTCTGTATGATCGTTAGGATTTCTCTCCATCCAACCAACATTGATATTTATAGCAGCTTTGCCATCCCAACTCGTTTTCCAACGACCATCACCTTCTCGTGGATCTTTCCAGATAACAAAATAACAATCTCTTGCAAATTTTTTTGTTATTTCCAAAAAATCCATATCGTACCACTTATCATTAAAAAATATTTTCTAAAAGATTGTAACTTTTATGTAAATTGAAAAAAAATAAACATATTAAAAAAATTCACATTTTTTCAACATGAGTTTACACAAATTTTACATAGGAGTTGCACAAAAAATGATTTTACAAATGTTTTTTTACTTTTTTAAATCTTTTTAACAAAGTAATTACAACATAATGAATTTACCAAAACCTATTCCATCCTATTTTGTTGACAGAGGTTTGGATCATTTTTCACCTACACAGGCAAATACTCCTCTTGATATTTGGGTTTTTAAATATTTACATTGTGATCCTAAGAAAAGAAAAGATTTTAAAATCAGTTCAAAAATGCGTTGTGGAACTTTAGTTGGTGATGGGATTGCTTGTCATTTGTCTAACAAAGTGTTGCCTATGAAACACTATGACGATTTTAAAAGATGGAACGATGAAAAAGATAAAGCACAATGGAACAATGATAAAAACTTTATTGATGCAACTATGTTTCAAATATTAGATGCAATGGATAAATTAAATATCAAAAACGAAAAAATGGTTTTTGAATATCCAGTAAGTTTAGAAGATGACAGATTAGATATACCAATCATCGGAAGAACAGATGTGCAAACTCCAAAATTATTAATAGAAATAAAAACTAAGTGGAGTATCAAAGCAGGTAAACAAAAAAAAGATGGTACTTTCAGTTATTATTTTCCAAAATTAAATGATAAGTTTCCTGACGATACACATCTTCAACAAGCAGCATTTTATTACATAGCAACTAAAATACCAACAGTTATCATTCAGGCAAGTGCCAAAGAACACGTCATACACAAGGTCGATGAACACGATTATAAAAAGGCATACAATGATCTTGTAACAAACTTAACAAAAAAACAAGAAGCTGCAAAACTTGATCATCCTGAAAAAGTAATACAACCAGATTTTAGTCACACATTTTGGAATATTGGTGACACATACATTAATGAAGCAAAGGAGTTATATGGCTACTGAAAATGCCGACAATATTAAATTAAAAGAAGCTGTTGAGGAAGTTAGCAAACTTTCACCAAAAGATAAAGTAAGAATACACAATAAGTATTATGCAACAGTAAATACGAGAAATCATATTTTTAGAAAACATTTTGGAACTGACGCAAGTTATGTTTCACGAGTAGAATTTCGTGATCCGATTTTTCACAACGATAAAATGATCTTTGCAGGATCAGTAGTAGCAACAACAGAATTATGGATTAAAAAAAATATGATTGCTGTTGGTATAGCAGAGGAGATAAGAAATTCGTCACCTGTAAATAAAACGAGTGCAACAGAGAATGCAATGACTAGTTCTCTTGGTATTTGCCTTGCAAGAGCAGGATTAGACGGTGGAGAATTTGCATCCGCAGATGAGATGCAAATCGCAGCTCGTAATGGATTAGCCATTGATGAGTTAAGCAACAGTAGTAGTGCGAAAGATACCTCGCAGGAGAAAAATAATCAGGTTGAATATCCTCCCAAAGATTTTGATGAAAATGATTCTGTTGAGGTATCTTTATCAGCATTTACTACAATAAGCGGTAAGATTGATAATGCAAAGGATCTTGGAAGGTTACGGTCTATTTATACGGAACACAGAAAAGAAATTGAGGGTAATGAACAATTACAAGAAGCATATCAAAAAAAAGATCAGATGATCAGCCGTAATAAACCAACAGGAGAAGATTGGGATGAGTTCATTTGAATTAAAAGAAGGTAAAGGCAATATAATGCCAAATCAAAATAAAGACGAAAAACACGCATACTACGGATCGTTAAAAGTTTCTCGTGATGTCAAAGCAGGAGAAATAATAAAGTTTCAAGGGTACAAAAACGAAAGTCAAAACGGCAATAAATATATTGGCTTACAAATGTTAGATAAGAGAGAACAAGATTTATAATGGACACTTTAACAAACCCCCAAAAATACATTATGGTGAGTTCTACTCCGTTGGTTGCTCGTTTATTTTGTGTTTGTTTGTTAAAGTTAGGAGGTAAGATGAAAGTTCAA